GCTGTCGGGCATGGACTTCAAGACCCTCCCACCCGTGGCCCCCGAAGCACCACCTATGCCAGCGCAGGTGCGCTACTTGGTGCGGGACATTACCAGCCAGAAACTAGGGCGTATGTGCGCCGATAGGCCGCAGGGCATCACCTGCTATATGGACGAAATGAAGTCATGGCTTGATAGCTTGTCTAACCCCAAGTCAGGCGAGAAACAGTCCACCTGGACCGAAGCCTATGAGGGTGGCGTATCCAGCGTGGACCGTGTATCTGAGATTGACCCCATCATGGTCAACAACTTCGCGGTGCCAATTTTCGGAAACGTGCAGACCGAAGTCTATAAGGCAGCGTTCAAGAAAATGGGCAGCGACGGCCTATTGCAGCGATTCATACCTATACCACTGGCTGAAAAGAAACGCCCCATTGGTGAGCCCATACCCGAGTGCATGAGCAACATTGCAGAATGGGACAACCTGATTCGCAAAATTGCCAGTACCCCGCCTATGAAGTACACGGTTGAACCCCGTGCCTATGAAGCCTATCGGGAATTCCAGCTATGGCATAACGACACGAAGGCCGATGAAACGCTGCTTAAGAGCCCGTCTGTATTCTTGCAGTGCATGGGTAAGCTGGAAGGGTTAGCGGGCCGGATAGCGTTGATCCTGCACCTGGCCTATGACCCAACTAACCCGATTGTCTCCTATGAGACTATGACCCAGGCTATAGAGTTGATTCGTAGCTATGTGATCCCCGCTCTGCGGTACTCGCTCTATGAACTAGGCGGTTCTGATGGTAGGGAACTGGATAAGTGGTTAGTCAACCATATCGTTCAAATTAGCGGGGATATTCAAACCATAACCACCACAGAGCTGCGCAGTTCGGCACGTAGACCACTGGCAGCTATCGCACCCCATAAGAACATACAGGATGAGATGATCCGCGCATCAATGGGTGAGATGGAGAGCGTAGGCTATGCGGTAAAAATTGATGAATCGAAACGGGGTATCGTTACATGGGCTATCGATCCACGGTTAGCCACCCTTTACAGCGGGTATCGTAGGGACGTGATCAAGGCAAAGCAGAGACAAGCGGATGAACGATACAGGATACTTAGAACGCAAGGGATAGAAGCAGAACGCCAATTAGTACGTGGTTACGATCCGACCACTATGGAATGACCCTCCACCAGTCAACGCAAAGCCCCTTTCTAGGGGCTTTTTTATTGTCCGAAGGGGATACACCACGCGCATAAAAAAAGCCCCTAGAACGTGAATTCTAGGGGCATAAGTGCACCTAAGTGCACATCAGGGAGACAACTCACGCATGATAACAGACAGCCAGTAAAAAGATGATAACGGAGACTATAGCGATGATCATTCTGCATTCACCCATGATGTGGCAATAATGAATGCTGTATCCCACGGTAATTCATGCGACTCGCGCCACTGAATCACCCCACGTTCAGTTCCGTTGTCGTTCCATGTAAAAACACTATATCCTTTTTCATATGGACCCAACGATTGTCTTATCTCGGCTTTGTTTCCATTTGGGTGCGATGCGGTAAAGTTTAATTGTGCGATCATTCTGCGTACTCCACGAAAGCGCAGACACAAGCGCCCGCTAAGTCATAACGCGCAATGTCACCGGTAGAGAAATTCAATTTCCATCCTGCGCCATGCTCACGTGCCAGCTTTTGAATGGCACCGCGAATAGATTTCGCTTTGTACTCATAGCGACGGACCCAGCAATAATTGGCTTCGCCACCGAATGTGTCGGTTATTTCAATTTTGAATTTGGTCATTCTGTCACCCCTTTGCCTTTATCAATAGCTGCAAAAATTATGCTCTTGTTGTAGTCCGATCCAATTGAAGGACACGGATAGTGACCAGCTAACCGTGCGAAGCATTCATGAAAAAATTGGCAATAGTCGTTAGCGCTACCGTTTTCATTCTCCCAGCTTTCTAGCGTGTTAGCGTTTTCCGTGGCTGTCTCCAGCTTTTCTTCCAGGGCCTCAGCTTCAGCTTCGAGTTCTATAATCCGCGCATATGCTTGTGCAAGTGTGGTATTGCCTACCATGTATGCTTCGCGTTCAAGTTCTAAGTAGTTCATGGTTCAATTCCATTTCGTTTCGTAGAGTTTTTTAACGGGTTTACTGAACCCATAAAATGCGTCATAGCGATCCACATTTAAAACGCAAAGGTATCCGTTAGTTATCGTAAATTGGCGCATCATTTTTCAAATCTCCTGGCATTGTTCACACGCACCGTCGTGCAGTTCTGCATACTCGCGGCATTCTTGCTCGGTGTCGAAGTTGTATTCTTCTCCACATTTTAAGCATGAGTAAGACCAGCACGTCACCATGCTGATGGTGCAGTAAACGCACCCCATCCAATCTTCGGACCAGATGTACACGTTGCCGGAGTTCTGGTTGACTCCCGCTTGTGCATACTTGTCGATGGTCAAGCCTTCGGAGCGCACACGCTTGATGCACTCCACCAGTGATAGCGCGGAGCGCGGAGCGCGGAGCGCGGAGCGCGGAGCGCGGAGCGCATGGTAGCTGTAAGCAGTACGGATTGTCATAGTTAGCCTTTCAGAGTGTTTAGATTGTTTAGATTGTGTGGGCAGTAGTTATCCGCCATGTGGTAACTGTAGCACAATTTGTTGCGTTGTCAAGAACTTTTTAAAAATATTTTCTAGGTGTTTACCCTGACTATGACAATCTGACAGATCAAGGGTTTAAGGGGTTCTAGGGTTCATGGGTTCTACGCTGACAACCCGACGCGAAATCCTATGCTAAAAGTCTGAAAAGTGGGGATATATGTAAAAAAATAATCTATCTTATTTTTAACCCCTGCAAAGTCAGGTTGTCACACTCCCGAATCAGCATGGAATTGCTCTAACTGGTGGATAAGTTGTCGCATTGTCACACTCACCTATTGATGCACTTGGAATACTTATTCACAAGTTATCCACAACTGTAATTCCATACAGTAAATTGTCCACAGGTTATTAATACTGTATGTCTAACCAGTTGTGCATAGGGTGCGAGTATGTTGCACTGCACCATGACCCATGTATCAGTGAGTGCTGATGTATGCTGCTCTGCACCATGCCAGCACCTGACCTGCTGCCCACTGACTGACCATGAGCAACGGGGGGGGAGGGTCATCGAAACTTTTTTATTGTTTTAGCTAGAGCCCACCCCTCAGAAAAAAGTAAATTCGACTTACAACAGAATTTATTATCCACAGAACGCCTTCCCGCTTGAGTTATCCACAGAAACTGTTATCCTTGCTGGCATGGAAACTCAACTACCCACATGGTTGGAGCAATCTCCTGATGAATTGGTAATCGCTCCAGCAGACACGCCTAACCCACTGGCGGTGTCATTCGCTCGTCATGCCGCACAGATGGCATTGGCGCACTCCACCTACGAGATCATCTTTGAGGACACACTGGAACAACTCAGTGGTGCGAAACTTCTCGAAGATATAGTGAGCGATTACAACGACTCCCACGCGACACAGATCAATGTGCACCACTTTCGCAAGTGGATACTTGACGACAAACAGCGCAAGGCGAAGTGGAAGGCTGCGAATGAACTAGGTTCCTACGCGCACTTGGACAAGTCGATACGAATTTCGAGTGGTGTGGATAACCCGATGGAGGATGTAGCACGATCGGCCCTTCGCGCCAAGCACCACATGATCGCAGCCAGGGTGTATAACCGGCAGGTGTTCGGTGATGACGGGTCTAGCGCTGGGGGTGGTGGTGCTGTCACGGTGAACATAACGGGGGTGACTAGTCCGTACACTAAGCCCGCGACTCCGGTGATTACTGACAACAACCTTACGATTGATATTTGATGAGTGAGTTATAATGTTATTGTCAGGACAGGCTTTGCAAGGCTTTCTGCCGCCGATACGGTAGATCACTGACACCATCATCTTACTTATCGGAGTATCTATGTTCTACACTTACGCTCACTATCGAGCCGACGACAATCGCATTTTCTACATCGGCAAGGGCACGAATAATCGCTACCGGCGACCATTTGATAGGAACAAGCACTGGCATCACATCAATAAGAAACATGGTTTCAAACCCGTAATTCTTGCTAGATGGGATACAGAGAATGAAGCGTTTGATCATGAGAAGTTCTTAATAAAGACGTTTCGTGATATGGGGTACGTCCTTGCCAACTACACCGATGGTGGAGATGGTTCATCTGGTGTAAGAATGACAGACGCTCAAAAAGAAGCGGTAAGTCGTAGGTTTAAGGGTAAGAAACTCTCACCAGACCATGTTGAAAAAATCAGAAAAGTAAATACAGGAAAAAAACATTCTGAAGAAACCAAGCAAAAACTGCGCGAAGCCAACATAGGAAAAAAGTATTCTGAAGAAACTAGAAAGAAGGTGTCAGAGGCGGGAAAACGATGGGTTCGTGATGCAAACATGAGATTGAAACTTAGCATCTCTCATACGGGTGTACCAAAACCTTCCCTATTCAAACCAGTGAGATGTATGACCAACAATTTAGAATTCATATCGGTAAATGTCGCAGCGTGTATCTTGGGGTTAAATGGGTCAAGTATTGGGAGATGTTGTAACGGGACTTTGGTTAGCACAGGAGGTCTGCGTTTTGAGTGGATCAAAAAATGACAGACTTGACTTTTCCCTTGCTGCGGTGGCAACAAGATGTGTTCTCGACTAAGGCACGATTTTCTGTCGTCGTCGCTGGCAGACGATGCGGTAAGACCCGAATGAGCGTGGTGACGCTGATCGTGAAGGCGCTGGAGTGTCCTGACAGCACTGGTGGGGTGCTGTATGTAGCACCTACCTTGGGAATGGCGCGAACTCTGTGTTGGGACCTGTTGTGTGACCTTGGCAGGCCGGTGATCGCCAAGATCAACATCAACAACAGCGAGATCACCTTGGTCAACGGGGTGAAGATATACGTCCGTGGTGCCGATTCTCCCGATTCATTACGTGGTATGAAGTTGTACTACACGGTAATGGACGAATTCAAGGACTTCAAGGCAAACGTATGGCAAATGATCATTCGACCAGCACTGGCTGACATGAAGGGTGGTGCGTTGATCATCGGCACACCGGAGGCGGGGCCGTCTGAGTTCAGGGATATGTTCGACAGGGGGCAGATTGACGACCCCAAGAACGAGTGGAAAAGCTGGCACTTCACCACCTTGGACAATGAGTTGATTGACCCGAACGAGATTGCCGAAGCCCGTGCGTCGATGAGTACGCAGGCGTTCAACCAGGAGTTCATGGCATCGTTTCAGACGATGGAGGGGGCGATTTTTAAGGAGTCGTGGCTGCTGTTTGGTGACACGCCACCGAAGCAGGGGACGACCTTCATTGCAGTGGACCCCGCTGGGTTTGAGGAAGTGGCTGACCCGACTAAGAAGAAGCACCTTGACCACACTGCGATCGCCGTGGTGACGGTGGGCGATGAGGGGAAGTGGTGGGTGCAGCAGATCAAGTACGGGCGCTGGGACGTTCGACAGACTGCGGTGGAGATACTGTTGGCGATACGGTCCCACAAGCCGATGGTGGTGGGCGTGGAGCGCGGTGCCCTGGCTAAAGCGTTGATGCCGTACCTGACGGACCTGATGCGTAAGAACGGTGTGTATGTGCACATCGAGCATATTGCGATCAGCGGGTCAAAAGAGAACCGGATCACGTACAACCTACAGGGTTTGTTCGAGCATGGACGCATAACGCTGAACAAGCGGGAGAACTGGGACCAGTTCAAGGTGGAGTACATGGCGTTCCCGTCTAAAAAGGCCCATGATGACCTGATTGACAGCTTGAGCCTGGTAGCTAACTTGGTGACCACCACCTACGCGAAGCTGGGCGACGATGAGGACTACGAAGTGATGGACGAGATTTGTGGATTTTGACCGTGTGCGTGGTATAAGGGTAAAATACCGCGAACACGGAGAACCCGACCATGCAAGGTTTTAGTAACACTGGTGAAATTATCGACATTTCCTCTCAGGAAGAAGAAAAGTCGGAAGAACTGACCGAGAACGAGAAAGAACTTGTCAGTTTCGTGGTCGAACATACTGACCGCTGGAGGGAGTACCGCGACTCCAATCACATGGAAGATTGGCTAAGGTACGAGCGGGCATGGCGTGGGCAGTGGGACCAGTCGGACAAGACGCGCCAGAGTGAGCGCAGCCGTGTCATCTCCCCCGCCACACAGCAGGCCATTGAGACAAGACACGCAGAAATTATGGAGGCATTGTTTGGGCAGGGCGAATACTTCGATATTGCCGATGACCTGATGGACAAGAACGGGTTGGACGTTGAGAAGCTGAAGCGTCAGTTGATGGAGGACTTCGCACAGGACAAAATTCGTAAAAGTATCGACCAGATTGCTCTCTTGGGTGAGATTTACGGTACGGGTATCGGTGAAATCGCGGTTTCTTCGGTCAAGCAGTACAAACCGATGACCGTGCCGATGGGCGGTGGTCAGGCTGCGTATGGCGTGGGCGAGAAGGACCGGATTTCGGTCAAAATCAACCCGATCAACCCCAAAAACTTCCTTTTTGACCCCAATGGCACTGATGTGGACGACTGCATGGGCGTGGCGATTGAGAAGTACGTCAGCATTCACAAGATTGCTGCGGGAATTGCCTCAGGGAAGTACAAAAATGCCGATATTTCGTCCATGTACGAGTCAGACGACCTCGAGCCGACTCAAGAACAGACGAATTTTGAAGATTCCAAGGTCACTTTACTCACTTACTACGGGTTAGTACCTAGAGAGTACCTGACCAAAGATGAGGAAGTCGAGGACTTGCTTGGTGAGCATGAGGACGACGATGAAATTGAGGACTACAAGGACATGGTGGAGGCGATCATCGTCATCGCCAATGGTGAAGTTCTCCTGAAGGCCGAAGAATCCCCCTACATGATGAAGGACCGGCCTATTCTGACCTACCAGGCAGATACGATCCCGAACCGTCTGTTGGGCCGCGGAACGGCTGAGAAGGCATTCAACATGCAGGCGGCAGTGGATGGTTCCATGCGCTCCCACATGGACTCAATGGCCCTGACAGTGGCCCCAATGGTCGGTTTGGACGCTACTCGCCTGCCACGTGGCGCGAAGTTTGAAGTCAAACCTGGTAAGGCGTTCCTGACCAACGGTGCACCCAGCGAGATTATTTTCCCGTTCAAGTTCGGCACCAATGACGGTCAGGCGATGCAGACCAGCAAAGAATTTGAACGTATGTTGCTCATGGCGACTTCCACAGTTGACTCAGCAGGTGCACCCACCGCAGTGTCGCGTGACGCTGGTGGCATTGACATGGCGACAGCCACCATGATCAAAAAGTACAAGCGGGTACTGGTGAACTTCCAGGAGGACTTCCTGATTCCGTTCATCTACAAGGCTGCTTGGCGGTTCATGCAGTTCGACCCAGAGCGTTACCCGTCTGTGGACGTTAAGTTCATCCCGACAGCGACCTTGGGTATCGTGGCGCGTGAGTACGAGCAGAAACAGCTTGCGTTCCTGATCCAGACCCTCGGCGCACAGTCCCCACTGACACCTATCCTGATGCAGAGCGTGGTCAAGAACAGTTCGCTGTCCAACCGTGAAGAAATGCTCGCACAGCTTGCCAAAGCGTCACAACCGAACCCAGAGCAGCAGCAGATGCAGCAGCAAGCGGTTCAGATTGAGATGGCAGATAAGCAGGCCAAAGTGCAGAAAACCCAAGCTGAGACTGCACAGATTCAGGCTGAGACTCAGGTCATTCCGCAGGTGGCGCAGGCCAAACTGGTGGCTGCGTTGTCCAACAACTTGGACGATAATGCCGAATCTGCTGACTTTGAACGTAGGGCTCGTATTGCCGACATGATGATGAAAGAGCGTGACTTGGACCTGAAAGCCGAAGATATTGCGTCCAACGAGCGTATCGCCACGAAGCAGATGGAAGCCAAACGTGCTGCTGAGTCAGACTACCTGAAAACCGCTGAATCCGCATGATTCTCGATAAGGTCAAGAACCTCCTGAAGCCTGACGTTGACCCCAGCGTCAAGCTGACGGGGGTGGGTGTCTTTATCGGAAAGACGTTCGATTGGCTGGAAACACGAGTCGCTGCGCTGGAGAAGCGACAACTTGAAAAGGGTGAGAAGGGTGATACTGGAGAACGAGGTCCCGCTGGACCCAAGGGCGATCAAGGTGTGCAGGGACCGGCAGGAAAGTCGATTACAGGCCCAAAGGGTCCTAAAGGTGACCCTGGCGCTGTGGGCAAAGCAGGAAAAGAAGGGGTATCGGTTGTCGATGCCGAAGTTGCTGCTGACGGAAACCTTGTCCTGAAGCTGTCAGACGGTAAAATCATCGACGCAGGGGAGTTACCCACAGCCAAGGGTTCGGGTGAGGTATTTGTCTCTGGTAACGCTTGGCAAATTACAGTATCATCCACAGCACCAACTAATCCGCAGTTGAACCAACTGTGGTATGACATATCATGACCCAAACCGCTCAAGGCTCTCTAACTATGGTGGGGCTCAACACCCCAACACCACAGGTTTTCTGGAACGGCATCAAGGTCGCAGGCGTGATCGGCGTTGGTGTGCCGCTGGTCGTGACCGCTACCTCTCGCGTGGCTGGTGACCTGTCTCAAACAATCTCCACGGTCAGTGGAACAACAACAGTGAGCGCAGCATGCTTCTCGGCATTCTTATCGGCGTAGTCATCGGAGTGCTTGCGATGGCGCTTGTTTCTTGGGGGCGTGAGTAATGGCTGCAATATCCACCGCCGGTTCTGGCAACTGGAACGTTGCGGGCACGTGGTCGCCAGCGCAGGTTCCTACCTCTGCCGATACCGTCACGATTCTGAACACGCACACGGTCACTCTGACATCAACAGGGTGCCAAGCCAGCAACATCACTGTGAACAATGGCGGGACGCTTGCTTGCTCCACTTCCGTCTCTAGCGACATTACATTGCAGTCAGGTATTGAGGCAGATACCACCAGCACATTTAACTTTGATGTCTCCAGCAACGCTGCTGTCACTTGCACTATTTACCTAAACGCAGCAACAACTGCTGGGAATAACGGGCGTTTACTGTTGGGGAAATCAACAACAGCCACATTCAAAGGGTTTGCCAAAACACGAAACACAACACTAACCGCTGGTATCACCGGAGGTAGTTCTGTCTCCGCGACAGTGACAGATGCAACTGGCTGGCAGATTGGCGACAAGGTGATTTTTGCCTCCACTCAGGCATACAACACCACACCAAGGGTTGATGAAGTCACGCTAACCTCGGTGGCTGGTAACGTGATCGGCTGGACGGGCGCTGTAACTTATGACCATGCCGCCGCAGGCAAAGTTGGGAACTTCAGCAGCAACCTCACCATTAGGCCCGCAGTAGACGGTGGAGTTGCAGTCCTTCGGTACTACGGTTTCAATGGCCCATATACAGCCAAGACCATCAAGGACGTTTCTTTTTGGGAAATGGGTACTAATAGCGACCAAGCGAGTGCTTGCGTCAGGTTCCAGTTTGAGCGGGCCGGCACAGCAGCGTCAAACCTTACTTTTGAGTCAAACGCCTTCTATAACTTTGGTGGCGGCGGTGTTGCTTCCTATGAGCAGTCCACGATAGTGGACATCAAAAACTGCTGTTTCTACACAGCAAAACTCACACAGACTTACGGGCCTGCTGTTGGGTACAACGGCAACCAGTACAACCCAGGCGGCGTTACCGGATGCGGCGTTTACATGGTCAAGCTGCTCTCTGGCTCAACCTATTACGATTTCGGGGGGAGCGCGTACTCTGGCAACAACGCTTCAACTTTCTACGTTCGCAACTCTTTCGCCAGCGGGTGCTTGGGCGCTGGTGTTTATGCGTATGGAATCGCTATTGAGATTGATGGTCTTGAGTCTTTTGCAAACCGCGACGATGTGTTCTTTCTGGTCGCCGCTTTTAGCATGAAGAACTCGCTGCTGGGTGTTCATAACGGGGGCGCGGCAACTAACCTCAACGCTGGCAGATATACGAATTTTGGACAAGGGACTATCAGCAACACATACACCCAAACACTCACGAACACGGGGTTGGCTACAACCACAAACAGTCAGAGGGTCACTTGGCTTAACAAAAACAACAGCATTTTTCAGCAAGAGATATATACAAACTCATGGGCTGAGAAGCTGGCAAACGGGGCGGGTGAGTTCAATCGCAGCACAAGCAGCGTTGCAATCTTCCCCACAAGGATAACAACGGATTGCATCCGCACAATGTCCATCCCATGTGCCAACGGCGGTAGTGTTCGCATAGTCGGTTACGTCAAGAAAAGCCACGCCACCAACATTGCAGCCACGGTAGCAATAACAGGACTAGGCTCCAGTGTTTCGCCTTTCACCAAGGCCAACGATACCGCTTGGGAACAGTACGACCTAACCGCTACAAACTCCAGCGGCGTGGATGGCAACTTTACGCTGACCTACACCGCAAACAGCAGTAGCGGCACGACTAACGTGGCCTACTTCGACGGTGTGCCAGATTCGCCATTCGTTACCAAGTGCCGCCATTACGGTTTCACATTTGATGAGGCAAACCCTGTTCGCACGGTAAACCCCGTGTCGCTGGTATCTGAGGCTACAGCCATTGCATACACAGGCGTTACAGCAACAGGCTCACAGATCACAGTGGGCGCAGGGACAACAGACACATGGGCAAAGCTATATGCGTATATGCAAGCCTATGCGTGTGCTAACTTGACCAGCACGGTTTACCTGACAAGTACAGATGGTCTGACGTTCTCATTGCCGCTCACATACAAGTTGTC